CTGCCGTTGGTTGGTGTGGCAGTAACGAATGTCCAGTGTCTCGAAATGAAAACCGTCAAACACCCGCCGAATGTCCGGATGGTCGTTGATGCTCACCATCACCTTGCCTTTGCAGCGGCGCATGAAGTCGGCCATGTGCTCGTAGTTCTCGAACGGGAAGTCCACCCCATAGCCGGCGGTCTGCCAGTAAGGCGGATCCATGTAGTGAAAGGTATGCGCACGATCGTAACGTTCGGCGCATTCAAGCCAAGGGAGATTTTCGACGTAGGTGCCGGACAGACGCTGCCACGCGGCCGAGAGGTTTTCCTCGATGCGCAGCAGGTTGATGGCAGGGCCGGTGGTGGCGGTACCGAACGTCTGCCCGGTGACCTTGCCGGCGAAGGCATGGTGCTGCAGATAGAAGAAGCGTGCGGCGCGCTGGATGTCGGTGAGGGTTTCGGGACGGGTCATCTTCTGCCACTCGAACACCTGGCGTGAGCTCAGCGCCCATTTGAACTGGCGCACGAATTCTTCCAAGTGGTTCTGCACGACGCGGTACAGCGTCACCAGGTCGCCGTTGATATCGTTGAGGACTTCCACGGGCGCGGCCTGAGGGCGCATGAAGTACAGCGCCGCGCCGCCGGCAAAGACTTCGACGTAGCATTCGTGAGGCGGAAATAGCGGAATGAGGCGGTCGGCCAGGCGGCGTTTGCCGCCCATCCAAGGAATGATGGGGGTAGACATAGAGAGCAAGACCTTTACTGTATGGATAAACAGGTGCTAGGCTCGCCGCGCTTCGTGCACGGAGTAAGAGCCTTGGCTGGACTTGCAGGGACAATCTGCAGGGGCGGCGGTCGGGTTGGATGTTGACGCATCCAACCCGGCCGCTCTTTTCACTTCGGTGTTGAGACTTCTTTGGCGTAGGCCTGACAAGCTGCCAGGGCGATCAATCCTTGGTCGCCGGCATCGGTGATGCCGATAATTCGTTGAGCATGCGCTGGGTCAAGGTGGGCTCTTGTGGGGCCATGAACCACGCCGCTGGAGGCGGCGGTGGCTGACACTGAGTCGCTGCCGGCGGCAACGGTTGCGTCGAGTAGGACTGACAGGCGCAGATCAGCAGTGGCAAGACGGTCACGCAGGCGACTTTGATCACGTTGGACATCGCTTAAGACTCGATAATGGGTTTGTTCACTGGCCGACAGCCGTTGTTCCAAAGCCAGACGTTTGCCCTGCTCGGCCTGTTGTTGCGTCGCGGCAACCTGGGTCAGCTGATTCAGCGTCTCGGTTTGAAGGCGCACTTGCTCCGCCAGTCGCTGTCCGTAGCGCCAGTCCTGGACCTGCCACGCTAACGCAGCCGATCCGCCAGCCAACACGGCCAGCAGCATCCCTTTGGCGAACAGTTGATACGGTGTCGGGATCAGGTCGACGAGATGCATAGCACCGCCCTCGCCCGTCCCCACAACTCCAGCCGATCGGCCAAACCATTGAGGCCACCGTTGATTTTGCGGGTGATCGCTTCGAACTCCTCCCGATCGGCCAAAGCGTTCAGCTCTCGAACCCACCAGAACCACGCAGCCGACTCAGCCGCCCATTGCGGCAACTCCAGCAGCTCAGGGGTGCGCAGCAATCGCTCGTCGCCGAACAGGACCAGGCTGCAGCGCAGGTAGTTATTGCGGCCGGTGATTTGAATCAGGCCGCGACCGCGATAGCGCTGACCGTCACCGTCCGCTTCGGGTGTGTTGCCCAGTTTCGCGGCGAGGTTACCGGTGTCGTATTTGCTGAGGTACTGCTCCCCGCCCAGCTCACGAACGTACTGCAGCTGACACGACTCGTGCCCCACCTGAGCCAGGAACGCCGCTTGACGCGTCGGTGTATTGATTTGCCGGTGCGCCATGGCGGCGTTGAGGGCGGATACAAAAACGCCCGCTTGGCGGCGGGCATTCGGCATGATGCGTTGTAGTTGTTGCTCGGTGATGTTCATACAAACTCCAGGCATAAAAAAACCGCACGCGGCGGCCGGGGGTGCGCAGGTGCGCGTTACAGGGTCACGACTTTGAGCGGCTTGGTTTCCTTCTTCTTTTTCTTGCCCTTGGCACTGGCCTTGCCGGTCTTGCCGCCGTTGCATTCGACGGTGGTCGACCAGCCGGCTTGGGTAAAAACCTGCTCGACGGAGTCGGCCAGATATTCGCCATCGAGGCCGACCTTGAAGCCCTGGGCGATGATCGAGCGTTCGGCAAACAGATCCGTGCGGCCCGGCATCTCAAAACGCACGCCGGCGCTCGATCGGTTGAAGGCGGCCAAGCGCGCCTTGGCGGCAGATTCGGCGGCGGTTTTGTCGGGGTAGATATGCCGATCGGTATGCACCGCCGGCAGCCCGGCCGGCAGGTCGTCATTGTCCAGGGACACCACCACCAGCTTTCCGGTTTTCTTGTCCTGATGCTTGGCCCCGACCGACTTGTGCGTGTTGCGATCGCCGAGACTGAATTGCCAGCGACTGACGTCACGGCGCGTCAGGGTGATCGCGCCGAAGGCCTTGCCGCTGGCGGTCTGCCCGCCCTGACGCGGCATCACCAACAACTTGCCGTCCGCCACCTTGGCCGTGCAGTCGTATTGCTTAGCCAGGCGCGTGATGAAATTGAAGTCTGATTCATTGAGCTGGTCAGCCCGGGCGACCTTCGTCGACACCGGACACCCCGGCGCCCAACCGTTACGCGCGGCGATGTCGCCGACGATCTTCGACAATGACACGCTCTCCCAGCTCCCGCTGCGGATGGTCTTGCCACTGCCGCGCATGTCGCTGGCCTTGCCCTTGATCACGATCGTATCCGGCGGGCCGGACACCGTGACCTCGTCGACCACGTAGCGGCCCAAGCGGGCCAGCCCCGTCTCGGCATAGCCCAGGTAGACCTCGATCCCGATACCGCGCCGAGGCAAGGTCACCAGCCCGTCACGGTCATCAATGCGCAGTTCGAAGGTGTCCGAATCCATGCCCGGCTTGTCGGTGGTGCTGAGCTGAATCAGCCGATCGTTGATCAGGCCGGTGATATCGGCACCATCGGCGACGATGCGAAACATGGGGGTCATGGATTTTTTCCAAAAGAAAACCCGCACAAGGCGGGCTCAGGGCGGGAGTGGCGCGTTACGCGTAACGAACGGATGCGCCGGCAGGTGTTGCGGATAGCGTCAGTCCCACAAGGTGACTTGTTCCTGGGCGGGGGCCGCCAGATCCGGCAGCACGATCACCACGCCGTCGCGATACGGCTGGGGCTCATCGGCCAACCCCTGATTGGCATCAAGGACCGCCTCCACGCTGCCGTTGAGGTGGCCATAGAAGTTATGGCAGATGGTGTCTAACAGATCCCCGTCAGACGTTCTGCATGTCGTCGCCATAGCGCACAAACTCCAGAGTGAACCCTTGTTTACGCGGAATACCGCCTTGCATCAGCGCGCTTTGTTCTTCCTCGACGCTTTTCAGGCACCAGGTGCCGAGCGCGTCGCCATAGCCCGTGGTCAGGGTCAGCGGCTTGAGCTGGGCGCCGAGCGCGCGCAGCGTGTCGAGCTGCTTCAGCCCCCCCTTGAAGCCCGGGAAAATCGCGCCCTTGAGCGTGATCTTTTCGTCGCCGATGCCGACACCCTGTTGCGCCGGTCGACGCGACAGGCGCTCCTGGGAGGCCCAGCGGAATTCGGTCGAGCGGCGCAGCTCATCAAAGGCCGCCGTATCAAGGTTGAAGAAATACGGCGGCGCCTTGGGGTCTTTCGGCTGGATGATCAGCAGGTGCGGAAACGGTTTCACCGCCTCCGGCGCCGGCGTCTGATCCGTGGCAAAGGCCCCCGTGGGCACGATGTTGGCCAGTGACGGACTGACCTTGCCGGCGATCTTGTTGATCGCCGTCGCCGCCTTGCCCGCCTGCTCCTTCAGCACCCCCATACGCTCGTCAATCTGCGACAGCGCCCGGGTGGCCGTGCCATACATGGCCACCACTTTTCCGACCTGAGCCTGAGCCGCATTTACCCCGCGCATGACGCGCTGAAGCTTGGCCCCGACCGCCGGACCAACAAAGGGCAGCCCCTCCAGCTCGGACGCCGCGCCGGTGATTTCCCCGATCGCGCCATTCACCGGCCCCAACATGCCGTCCAGGCTACGCCGACCGGTTTCCCCGGCCGAGGCCAGGAAACCCAGCCCCGACTGTAACCGCTCCAATGCGGTCTTGTTCTGATCAGACATAGGCCCTCCTGATTAAACGTGCGGCGCGTCAAACAACTGAGCACTGCCCATTTGCTTGGCCATGTCGCGATAGTGCTGATCAAGCAACGGCTTGAGTTGGCCATAGAGTTGCGCCGCATCCTTGACATCACCGTTGACCGTCAACGAAAACGGCGCCTGAATCGCCACGTTGGACTCAACCTTGGGCGCCTCCGCTTTCGCTGCCATCGGCTTGACCAAGGCCCCGGCCGCCGCGTCCGCGCTGGCCGGCGGCAGCATCATGGCTTTGGCCGCCGCCCCGGGTTGCGGCGCCGGATCTTCCAGGCCCGAACGAATGACTTTCGGTCGACGCAATTCCGATCCCGGAAAGCGCACCTTGTTGGCAAAATGCGGCATCAGCATGGCGTCTTTCGAATCGAGGTCGCGCGGGTCATACGACACCGGCGGCGCGGCCGGCACGATCGGCGCAGCGGCCGCCGACGTGGCAGCGACACTCGCCCCCGGACCGGCACCGGGCTTGGCCAGCATCAGTGGCCCGGCGGCCGACGAGGCGAACGATTGGGCAATCCCGCCCAGCACCGGCGGGATGTCCTTGCCGGCATTGGCCATCATCAGCGGCCCGGCGGCCGGCAGGCGCTTCAGCTCGTCGGGCGTGCCAAACGCCGCCTTGCCCAGATAGCCCCCCAAAACGTCGCCGCCCATGTTGCCGAGGACACCGCCGACAAGGCCGCCAATAGCCGTGCCAATGACCGGCAATAGCAGGGTGCCCAACGCGGCCCCAGCAGCCGCCCCGGACAACGTGCCCGCCAAGCCCCCAGCGGCCGCACCGTAACCTTCGGCTTTATCGTCCTGCGTTTCGGCGTTCTGATACGTGTCGTAAGCCTTAAACCCGGCATCCACCACCGCCACCACAGCGGCGCCCTTGACAGCGGAGCCGATCCCTAAGCCTCGACCACCGCCGCCACTTCGCCCACTCCCTCGGCTGGACCGCCCGCCTTTCTTGCCTTTTTTGCCGTCCTTGCCGTCCTTGCCGTCGGCATCGAGGTCGCCCGCCTCCAGGCCACCGCTACCGCTACCGCCGCCACCGCCACCGCCACCGCCCACCACAATGACCTTTTGCGGGATGTTCGGATTGCCCATCAACGAACCACGCCCGATATTCAGCAAGCCCTTGGCGATCTTGAAGGTGCTCATCGCGCTCTGAAAGGCGAACACCGCCGCTACGGCCGCGCCAATGCCGGTCACCACCTTGGGCGATTCGTCCGACAGCTTGCTCAGGCCTTGGGTGACATAGGTCAGCCCGTCCGCCACGGCATCCGTGACCGGGCGAAACGCGTCGCCGATCGCGCGCATGGCGTCGTCTGCGCCCTGGGCCATTTCCGCCCACTTCTGCGCCGACGACTGCCGGCGCTCCTCCAGGTTCTTGTCCAAGATCCCGGTGGCGTTGGCCGAGTCCTTTTTCAGACTGGCGTACAGCTCCTTGTTCTGCATGAACGCCGTCAGCGCGCCCTTGACCTGCATGTCAGCGAACAGATCGCCGGTGCGCAAGGCTTGCTCCAGGGACGCGATCATGGCCTTGGCCTTTTCCGGGTCGGCCTCCTTGCTGATCTTGGCCGTGGCTTCCGCCATGGCGGCGGCCTTCTTCGGATCGGTCGCGGCGATGTACTTTTGCGCCAATTCAAAGCTGGACTCCAGCGTCGATTTACCATTCTGCAGCCCGGTATTCATCGACGCCTGATAATCGATCCCGGCCTTTTTGTAGGCCTCGACCGTGTCACCCGAGCCGATCTTTTCCATCCAGTTTTTGAGGTTGTTGGCCGCCTCATCGGATCCGCCGGCAGTCTTCATCTGCACCTGAAGCATGGCGCCCAGTTGCGACACCGAGTCCATGCCGGTGATGCCCAGCTTGCCCATCCCCGCCAGCAACTCGGGGAACCAACGCGCCATGTCGGCCGCTTCGAAACTGCCCGCCTGCCCTTGGTAGGCGATCGCCTCCAGGGCCTTTTGCATCATGGCCGGGTCGGTGATCTTGGCGTTCTGCCCCAGGGCGTTGATCATGCGCGCCGTTTCGCCACCGTCGGAGCCCTGCCCCACGGCGAACTTGGCGGCGGTCGGGGCGTATTGCAGAGCCTTGTCCAGCTCCATACCGGCGCCCACCAGGGCGTTGACCACCTCGGCCACCTGATTGCGCGCCATGCCCGTATCGCGCGACGTGTCGACGATCTTTTTCGACAGCTGCGCCTCTTCGGGTTTGTTGGCAATGTTCGACTTGATCGCAATGTCGCGAATGATCGCGCCATAGTCCGCGCTGACCTTGGTCGGAATGGCCATCGCCGCCGTGGCGGCCACCGCTTGGCCGACACTGCTTTTGAGTTTCTGCTTGCCTTCGTCGAGTTGCTGGTGACCTTT